TCTCTTTCCATGCGTGGTTCAAGCTTGATAACCTGCACAGCTTGAGGCCGTAAAGAAACGCCACATCCCATAGCCTTATTAGCCCAAGCATAAAAAGTGACTTCGATATTAATCGTGCTGCCAGTAGTCAACTCAAAGTCATCAGCGCATGGCTGTAAGTTAGCCTTCAACATAAGAGGTTTTTTAGTGGGAGTATCGTACTTTGCCTTGAGTTTGCATTTCTTACGATAAATACGATCCTCTTTTGCCGCACCTTCCTCTGAAACAATCTCATAGCCGTCCTCAAACTCAGGCCATTCGTTTTTAGGGTTTTTCTTATCGTTCTCGGCTTTCTTCTCATCGTAATGAGCTTTCATTGCTTTGCGTAACTTTCCGGCTTCAGCGTGAGGTATGTTTATACCTACTTCGTATGCCGCCCCCTCTGCATCTACCGAACAAGGCTGATGACCTTTACCTTCTATATACTGGTAAGGGCGATCTAATTTAGGCCATTGAGCCGTCACATTTTGTATCATATATTTCATTTCTTCGTTCTCCTCAGAACTAGTTGTATTAAAACCTTCAGAATAGTCAGTCGTTATAGCTCGTATGGTGTCTGTATGATCTACCATGTCTGCTACTTGTTTCTCTTCTTCTTTACCCAAAGGTCGTTTAGGCGCAAAAAACAGTTTAGGCACCATGCTTCTTCCATCAAAATAAATCTTTGTGTATACAGATGACACAGAAGTTCCTCGTTTTTGTAAGAACCTAGCGTACTCCTGTAGTGGCATATCGTTATTAGTTGCCTTACCAAAAATAGAATTGGCAGGTACTTGTAACTGATGTACCTCACATAGCTTATCTTCAAATACCAAAGCTATTTTCTGCGAAAATCTACACGCCCGTCCCTCACTTCCCCGAATATTGCGCTGACAATCCAAACATCGTGCTGACTGTTTGTTTTCAGGTAATACCCCTGAAGCGGGTTGTTGCGTGTCTGTAGACCAGCATATCGGTTTTTGTACTTTGTCGGCATTGTATTCGGCTTGGTAGTAAGCCCTAGATACAGAGGCTGCATTGATAATCACTGCCTCTATCGTGCTACCTAACGAACCGTCATCTGCATTAAAGTTATTGTCCCGTATGCTAAGTCTCATTTAGAAATCATCGTCCAGACTAACCTCTGTATCTTTCTCAGCAAGTTCTTCCTGCCAAGGTTTATCTTCTTCAGACTTATCTTCTTCAAACTTACCCCCTCTCAAATGCTTCTCGATAGCGGATATGTCAAACCTATAAGTTAAGTCTGCTTTTATGTAACAATCTCTAGCAATAGTACCTTTCTTAACCCAGAGTCTTACAGTAGATTCTGAGATACCAAAATACTTTGCTACTTCTTGCACGTTTGAATAACTAGCCATTATTATGTTCCCTTTGCTTTTCTAACACTAAGTGTATAGTTTGAGTCAGCTTGCAAGGCAGGGATCACAACGTCCTTATTATCAGGATCTTCTAAGTATTCTCTTAGGTTAGTAGCACTGGTCCTTTTCTGTATAAGCTCTGGAAGATTATTCTCAGCACAATACTTAAAGAACTCGTCCCACTTACCTTCAGGAACAAAATAACGAGTGTTCACCTTTCTATAGAAAGTATGCCCACCGTCAGTCTTAACACTTTTAACCCCTTGCGACACACAATATTCATCCAGAGCTTTTGCCACTTTATCTTTCTGGGCTTCTAACTTTTTGACTTCTATTTCATGTGCTGCTTTGAGCCGTGATATTTCTGCTCTTATCTTGATAAAGACGTTGCAGAGTTGCGTCAGCCTTGCAGGAGAGATATCTCTCTCTTGATTTACTGCTTCCATTTTGTTCTCCTTACGCACCAGTAAAATCACTGGGTAGAACGAATCTACTCTCTTTTCGTTAGCTAGTCAAGCAATTCGTTATATAATTCTAGTATTTGTGAGTGAATATTTATTCTGTTATTTAGTAGTGAGTAAACTCTACCTTCTATCGGTGAACTTTGTAATTGTACCACCGTACACTTGTGAGTTTGTCCTGATCTATGGATTCTGGCGTTGGCCTGTGCATAAGTCTCCAGAGAACTAGTTGGTCCCCACCACACAATAGTGTTAGCAGCGGTTAGTGTTACACCGTGAGCCGCAGATTGTGGTTGGATAATCAATACTCTGGGATCATCCTGCTCCTGAAATCGTTTGAATATCTCTGTGCGTTTTGATACGGGTACGTCCCCACGGATTATGTCTGTGGTAACTCCGTCTTTTTGTAGCTTGTCAGATATGATATCTATCGTATGTCTGAACGGCACAAAGATAAGTATTTTCTGGCTTGACTCATCAATTACCTCTTTCAAGGCTTTATACTTGTGCTTTATATCAAACTCTAAAGCCTCACCGTCCTCGGTATAGATTGCCCCTGCCGACACTTGTAACAGCTTATTCATGTTGACAGCGGCATTCGGGGCGGTTATTTGCTCGTCAGTTGTCTGCATAACCATGAATCTTTTTAACTGGTCGTAGTATTTCTTTTGTTGTTTGGTCATCTCTACGACACGTTTAGTGTATATAAGATCGGGCAAATCCAAACACTGATCTTTGGTAAACCGTATCGCAGGTTGTAACGCTTTGTGTACCGTGTCTATGGCATCTTCTTTTGGTAACCATTTAAACTGCGTGATCTTTATCATTACTTTGTCTCTGAAAGAGCTAAAGAACTTAGGCACTCCGTCAGGGTTAACTAGTTTGGCTAGTCCGTAAGCATCCAAAGGAGACTGTGCCGCAGGAGTTCCGGTCATCATCCAAAGCCAAGTGTTTGGAGCAACTAGTTTATTTAACATCTTCCATCTGCGGGTCTGTGGATTCTTATAATGTGTGGCCTCGTCAGCTATGATTAGGTCGAACCCACCATTGGCTATCTCATCGGCTACTATCTCTACCCCATCATAATTAATGATGACGTATTCAGCGCCTTGGTTGATGATCTTTTTGCGTTTCTCTGATGAACCGTAGGCTATGTCTACTGTGCGGTGCATGGCAAACGTAAATAAGTCTGCTCTCCAAGCACTATCCATGATAGACAAAGGACATATCACAAGCACTCTGTTTATTTTGCCCTCTTTCATAAGGTAATCACTGGCCCAGATAGCACTAGCGGTCTTACCTGTGCCTTGCTCATTAAAGCAAAAAGCACGTTTGTTCAGAGTTAAAAATGCAGAGGTGGTCTTCTGGTGGTCAAAGGGTTTTAGTTTACCCGTCCACTTGTACTTAGATTCAATCGGAGAAGGTACGTTTATCTTCAGGTTTTTTAGTACGTGTACCTCGTCCAGCCCCCAATTAACTAGAACTCGATTATCCTCAAGCTCCTTACTTTTAGGTATTATGCTAGTAACTTTCTCTGGATCACGTAATCTAAGAAGCACTGCCCTGTCTTTTACAATACGCATACTACTTCTTCTTTTGGTAATTACGGCTACGGTTCTTACTTTTACTTTCTATACGCACACCGTCTTTGTTACTGCCACCTTTACTTAGGGCTTTCTTGTGGGAAACGTCTTTGCCTTCTCTTTTGTCGGCTTTTCCGTTTTTGTTCTTGTCCACGCCTTTCTTATCAATTTTACGCCTCGCTCTCTGGCGTTCCATACGATCCGCATGTTCACCTCTTTCTTTTTGTTGTTGGTATTCTTTTTTGTAAGGTCGTGGTTTCTTCTTAATTAATTTAGGCATTAGTTCCTCCCGTTATGAGCACATTCAAGGACCGCGCAATGATTCTTGCACAATCCACTAGGTCTGGGGTTCCACACATCGTTATCTAAAGCTTCCTGCATTAGAGAAAAAGAATCTGTCCATTTAGCCCACAACAATGTCTGGTCCGTCTGTTTATACTTATCTTTAATTAACTCGTTACATACTACAAACAACAGTCCAGCACGTACTTCTTTGATAGCTGGAAAGTGTTTAAAAGTAGCAAGTGCCATGAGTTCTAGTTGTCCTTTGTCTGCATACCTAGTTGACTTACCTGTCTTATAATCAACTACCCATGCAATGTGGCTATCTGTGTCGAGTATTACTAAGTCAGCTATCCCTCGCCACCAAACGTCATCGGCATAAAAACCGCAAGGATCTAATCCTTCTGTTAGCCCCATCTTGAACTCGCAGAGCTTTTCACCTCGTTTAGACAGTAGAGAATCTAGTGCAGGTTTTACATACTCAAAAGACTTGGGCAGTGGCTCTTTGTCACGTACGTACTTCTCAGCCGCTTCGTGCATAAGTGTGCCGTACCGCATGGCTTCAGTCTCTTTGTCCGCATACTGTTTCAACACTTTCATGTGATAAAACTGCTTGGGACATTGTTCAAACGCTTTGGCCTTACTGAAAGACCAAGGAACAATACTACTCGCATTCTCCATAACTTCTTCCTACGCCTGACTCACAATCAATCGGCAAACCTTCTGCCCAATCGGGAGTCCATCGCATACATTTCTCAATGTACGCCTGTGCATCCGAAACCTCTGTCTCGGGTACACAACAAACAACCGAGTCGTGAACAGTCATCACAACACGATACTTCTTTGTTATTTTTAACATCTGTTCCGCAATAATACAACGTGCTATTGCTTGGCATACGTTCTCTACTACTTTACCGCCATATATCTTATTGCGTCCGTTTCTAACTTTATAAGTAAACTGTACGTTCTCTTCGTTGGTTTCAAACGACAAGTCTTCATACCTAAGTAGCAAACCTGAAGGTAACCTTATACCTTTCTCCGCAGCCACTATGTCTAATACACCTTCTTTACCCAGACTAGTTTGCCTACAATTCTTTTTAGTTAGTTCTGTCAATAAGTTTTGCGCTTCACGCCACAAATGATTTATTTTCCAGTTGGTATCTCTGTATATCTTTATAACCCGTCTAGCCTCTTTTAACTCCATGTCAAATCCAGAAAGCTGTAACTGAGCTTTAAACCTGACCGCCCCCATGCCGTATCCTGCACCGAGTATGGTGGTCTTACCAACGAACCTTTGGTCTTTTGTCACCTTATCTTCATCTATATCATAGATATCAGAAGCCATCTTCTTATATACATCTTCGCCCTTTGCGAACGCTTCAACTAGGTCATCTTGTTCTGCTAACCACGCAAGCACCCTCGCTTCTATCTGCGCTGAGTCTGCATCAATTATCATGTATCCTTCTGGCGCAATGATACTGTTCTTCAACTTCTTTCCGTTAGGGCCACGGCTAGGTAAGTTCTGTATGTTGATCTTGTCAGCACCGCCCCAACGCCCTGTGTGCGCGGCATAATACTGAATAGGTACAGGGAGCAATCCTCGTTTGGCTATGTCAATGAACCTTTGAGTGCGGGTTTCTTCCAACGTACTCTTGTTGCCTAGTCTGGCAGTTACCAAACTTTGTACTCGTACATCTTCGTGAGTTTCTAACGCTTTAAATCCTTCATCGGTCTTGGCAAGAGCTAAAGTTTCTTTACCTGTGGTGGGGCTTACCTTGGTAGGAGGTTCTACTCCAAGCTCAGTAAGTAGTTCTGCAAACTTTAAGTTGCTCATCAAGTCGTCCTTACTTACTCCGGCTTCTTCTAGCAACCTATCTTTATTCTCTTTAGTGTCATCCAGATGTACTTCTAGTAATCCTAAATCCAAATCTAGTTCTGGTTCTACAAACATACGTAGGGTCAGGTCTATAATTTTAAGTTCCTGTTTAGGAAAACCTTTACCCATAATTCTGAATAATTTATAGGTCAACTCCACATCATTTATACAGTAGTCTCCGTACTTACTTAACTGGTCGCTACTAAAGTCATCTCTGTTCATACCCTTTGCCGCTATGACTTCTGTGCCCTTCGCTCCTAGTCTGTATCTCTCTGTTAGAGCTTTTAGTGACCCCCCTGCGTTTGTACCATGCACTGCCCTAGCCATACATAAAGTGTCAGCCCACGCTTTAGGTTTAATACCGTATCGCCAACTGAGTATGGCCCCGTCAAACATAGTGTTATGAGCAAGCACCATGCTGTTGCTCCAATCAAACTCATTTAGGTATGCCGCCATTTGTTTGTTTGTGCCACTCGCCCACTCTACGGCTTCGTTGTTAACTTTGATCGCTACGCCAATGACTTCAAATCTAGTATCTCGGACGTACTCTTCAGTGGTCAGTTTTGAGAGCGAATACTCTTGGTCGTAGTATGTCTCAAAGTCAATCGTTATCAGATCCATCTATCTCCTCTCTTAATCTGGTCATGTACCATATCCCTTTATCAATGTCTTCAATCGCCTTACCTTCATAGCGGTATCGCCATAGGTACTTCAGCACCGCACCTTTTAAATAGCCTTCAAACTCTGCTTGGCTCATGGATGCCTTGATCGCATCGATGCACTCAATGTCTCCGACTGTGTAGTGTGGGGGGTGATTAACTGGATCAGTCATAGTATGCCCTCCTCCTTCATAAAGTCTTCGACTGTTCTACCTAACCGTATGCACTCTGCATCTGCGTGAGTGTTAATAAGTTTCACATCGAGCTTTTGTTTTGTCTCCATACAAGCTTCAAGCGTGGGGTAGAAGTCCCACACAAAAATCCCCTGTATGGTAAATATGTACAGTGTGATGATCTTCACAGTTCTAGCTCCAACTGAGCTACAAACCCTTTGGTAAGTAGTGGTATGACCTGATCGACATT